GCTGTATTTGCTCCTTACATTCCGTTAATCATGACTCCACTTGTATACGATCCAGATACGTTCGTACCAAGAAAAGGTCTATTAACTAGATATGCTAAGAAAATGGTTCGTCCAGAATTTTATGGAACAATCAACGTAGCTGGTTTAGATACTTTATAGTATTTAGATTAATATACTTTAATAAAATCAACCCGGTCTTTGACCGGGTTTTTTTTTACTTTTCATATGTATAATAAAATGCGTTATACCCAAACTATATTTATCTCATTATATAGCTATATCAATACTTTACTGTTTTTTAACGTATTTACTACGGTTGCATTAACCCATAACCTAACCCCTAATTTCAAGAATTTATGGCAAGTAAACACCATACGGACGATGTATATCGACCTAAGAGAATTCCTAAAAACCCAATTAAGTTCAAACTCCAACTTAATGAAGAACAAAAAGAAGCAAAAGCAACTATACTTGAAAACACAGTCACTCTTTTAGGTGGTAGTGCAGGTAGTGGAAAAACATTATTAGCATGTAATGTTGCTTTAGATGGATTGTTACGAAGACAATACGATAAAATAATAATAACCAGACCTACGGTATCAAAAGAAGAAATAGGTTTTTTACCTGGTGATTTAAGAGAAAAAATGGATCCTTGGGTTCAACCTATTTACCAAAACTTTTTCCAATTGTATGATAAAGTTAAAGTTGAAAAACTTATTGAAGATGGTAAAATAGAAATAGTACCCGTATCATTTATGAGAGGTAGAACATTTTTAGATTCAATGATAATAGTAGATGAAGCACAAAATGTTACTCACCAACAAATGGAAATGATCACTTCACGTTTAGGTTTAAGAAGTAAAATGATGGTGTGTGGTGATGCACAACAAACAGATTTAAAGAAAAAATCAGATTCAGGTTTTAAATTTTTATATTCTGCCGCTAGAAAGATTAAAAATTTAGAAGCAATTACTTTAATTACTAATCATAGAAACGAAATTGTTGAAGATTTATTAGAATATTATCAAGAAGCAATTGATAATGGAATATCTATTATAACTTCTGGTTCTAACACTTATAATAATAGAAATTAGTACCATATTTATAATAAAATAAAACAATGGCAATATGTAACCCAACAGGATCCTTATCTGTAACTATTAGAGAAGAAATAAGATTACCTAATGGTAATATGGAGCAATCCATTAATACTGAGGTTATTACTGATGTTAATCAGATAATGAAAAGAACTGATACTATAGCTCCTACATTTAGTGGAAGCGGAATTGAAATACTAAAATTTGTAGATTCTGAAGAACAGCAAACTGCTGGTTCTTTTGTTAGGGATACAGTTAAATATATGAGGTTTACAAATTTATGTAAAACAAATTTTGTATCTTTATATTTAATCCAAGATAGCCCAGAAGCACAAAACCCTAATGTTGGCAATGTAGGTTCAGGAGATGAATCCTTATTTAAATTAGATGCAGGAAAATCTATGGTATTTTCAAACGCACAATTTCAAGGAACTGACTATTATGATTATGTAGTAGAAGGATATGTTGATATTCAATATTTTTCTTCATTTTCTTCTTTATCTTCAATTAAGGCAAAAGCAGATACAGCAAATGTACAAATAGAGTATTTTGTAGCATCTTCATAATATTTATAACAAAATTAAATTAATAAAAAATGGCATTAACATTCAGAACAGGCTCAGATGGTAAAGGATCAGCTTTAACAATTAACGAGTTAGATAATAATTTTAGACACTTTACAGGATCTCACCCTATAACAGGAGATCTTACAATAAATGGTAATATATTAATAACAGGGAGTATAATACCTAAAGCTGGTGGAAATTACAATCTAGGATCAGCTACAAATGCATTTAAAGAAATATTTGTATCAAGTGATTCACTTATATTTGTAAGTGGCTCAACAACTAGTTCATTTGGTGTAGATTCATCAGGTTCATTGTCAGGTTCATTTACTGGTTCTATTAATTCACAATTTAACTCTGGTTCATGTTTAATAGGCTGTACTGGCTCAGTAGCTCCATCAGGTGCCAGACCAGAAGGAACTTTTGAATTTGTGGCAAGTGGTAGTGTTCACACAATGTATGTTTATTTAGGTGGTGCTTGGAGATCAGGTTCTTTATCCTAAATTTAAACCTATAAATAAAATTACGGAGGACTCAATTTGAGTCCTCTTTTTTCATATTTATAATAAAACTAATTATATTATGAATGTACCTATATATGATGGTAACCCTCTATGGAACCCAGATGCAGTACCCTTTGGGTTTTACAATAATAGTATTGAGTTTCAAGTTGACTGTGTAAAAGTTGCTGAATTTTGTGCTATTAGATTAGGTTATCCCTTAGTTGATATTGAATTACAATCAAGTTCATTTTTTACTGCCTTCGAAGAAGCAATTACAGTATATGGGAATGAATTATATGCTTATCTTGTTAGAGATAATATGCTAACCTTAGAAGGATTTGAAATCGAAGATTTTAGTTTTTTAAATAATAGTATAATTACCCCTAATTTAGGAGCAATAATAAGAATGTCAGAACAATATGGGGCAGAAGCAGGCACTGGTGGTAATGTACCTTGGTATAAAGGAAGTATCCCCTTAACCTCTAGTGTTCAGGACTATGATTTAAAGGCATGGGCCAAAAAAGAAAATATAACAGGTAGCATAGAAATTAAACGAGTATTTTATCAAGAACCTGTCCCAGCTTCAGCAAGATATTTAGACCCATTTGATGGTTTTGGATTTGGAGGAGTAGCTGCCGCAGGACTAATGGAAGTAGGAGGTTTTGGTGGTGGAATGGGTTATTTAATGATGCCACTTAGTTATGATATGCAAGTAATCCAAGCCATTGAAATGAATACTCAGGTTAGATTATCTAACTATAGTTTTGAAATGCATGATAATGTATTAAGAGTATTTCCAATCCCATCAAGCAACAACCATCTTGAAGTAGAAGGTTCTAGTTCTTGTGCAGGGAATATGTGGTTTGAATATATTAAAGTAAATGATAGAACAAGTGGAAGTGTAGATCCCTCATGTGGACAAGTAACAAATGCCTCTAATATGCCTTATACTAATCCTAATTATGATTTAATCAATTCAATTGGTAGACAATGGATTTTTGAGTATACATTAGCATTAGTAAAAGAAATTTTAGGATATGTAAGAGGAAAATATGGTACTATTCCTATACCTAATGCTGACTTAACCTTAAATCAAGCTGATTTATTAGCAGCGGCAACAGCAGAAAAAACGGCACTATTAGAAAGATTAAGAGCATATTTTGATGAAATGTCTCGTGCTTCTTTATTAGAAAGAAGAGCAAATGAGAAAGAAAGTAGAGATAGAGAATTAGAAGGTGTCCCAACCTTTATTTATATAGGATAATATGGCAATGTATACAGGACTCAGGGATGTTTCACTCCTGAGAAAATTAAATAGAGAATTAATGGGTAATATTATTACCCAACAATGTGCTATATATCAATTTAAACTAGAAGAAACTAAAGTTAATATTTATGGTGAAGCAGCTGGTGAAAAGTTTTATAATGGTCCATTTTTATTTAATGTCTTAATAAATAGATCAGATCAGCAATATGGTGAAGATGAAGAAGGAATACAGTTTAATCAAGCTATTGACTTTTATTTTTTAAGAGATGATTTAAAAGTAGCCAATGTTGTACCTGAAGTAGGTGATATTATCTTATATCAAGAAGGATATTATGGTGTACAAAGTACAGTAGGTAACCAATATTGGGGAGGAAAAAACCCATCATATCCTAATAATAATTCTAATGGAACACCAAACCCATTAAATCCTGGTTTAGATAAATTTGGAGAAAATGTATCTATATTAGTATCAACATATTATATACCAGCAGATAAAGTTGCTATTTCACCTTATAAAGAAAGATTTTAATGGCTATAAGAAAACCCATACCTAAAACCCAAAAAGAACTAAATATAGCTCAACAAACACCATCTAGTGAAAGATATGGAAATCCTAATATATCTGCACCTTCTAACTTAAGTGAAACAGGTATAGATTTTAATAGGTCTGAAAAATTATCATGGACAGGTGATACTACAAAACCCTTTTCTATTGGGTTAAAAGATTTAGATGAAGCAGTATTTTATTATTTTCAAAATGTAATAAAACCTTTTGTTTATCAAAATGGGGAAAGAAGAGAAGTACCCGTAATATATGGTTCCCCTGAAAGATGGAAATCATTTCAAAAAGATAATTACTATAGAGATAAAAATGGTGCTATTATGTTACCTATTATAGTACTTAAAAGAAATTCTATAACTAAAGACAGAACCGTATATAATAAATTAGATGCTAATAGTCCTAATTTGTATGGAAGTTTTCAACGTTCATATAATCCAAAAAATTTTTATAGCAACTTTGCAGCAATAAATAATAAAGTTCCTTCACAACAATTTTACGCAGTAGCTGTTCCAGATTTTGTTAATTTAGAATATAGTTGTTTAATTCAAACATATTACATGGAACAATTAAATAAAATAATTGAATCATGTGAATATGCCTCTGATGCTTATTGGGGTAACCCAGAACGATTTAAATTTAGAGCCTTTATAGATAGTTTTTCTACTGAAACTTCTTTAACAAATGGAAAAGATAGATTAGTAAAAGGAACATTTAATATTAGATTAAGAGGATACATTATACCAGATACTATCCAAAAAGACTTAAATTCTATATCAAAATACAATACTAAATCTAAATTTATTATTTCAATGGAAACAACATCTAATCCTGAAATATTTAAAGAAGGAGTTACTAAAACAAAAGATGGTAGAACAAGAAGACAAAGAGAAGATCAAGGAGAAATATCAAACATATCTGATATAACCCCAGGAACAGAATTAAAAAATTAAAATATATGGCTAGTAATATTAGATTTGTAGATGACTTAAAAGTAGGAGCATACACAGTTTCTGGTGGTGCTGGTGGTGGTACTGTAATAGATAATAACTTTAATAATTATGTATTAACTGCAACTGGTAATGATAATATTAAAGGTAACACTTTATTACAATTTGATGGTGTAAATTTAGGAATAGGAGGCCCATCAGCAGGTGCTAGATTTGAAATTAATGATAACACAGGCCGTGATTTATTATTAATAAAAAATGCAAGTAACCAAGGTATAAAAGTAGATAGTGATGGTGTATTCCAATTAATTAAATTTAATACCCTCCCAGGAACAGCACCAGAAGGAGGATTAGCTATATCTTCTAATAATTTTTATGTAGGTTTATAATTAATAAACTTATTTTTAATATGTATAATAAATTGAATACCACAAAATTAAAATAATATATAATGGCAAATTGGAAAAAGGTAATAGTTAGTGGGTCTAATGCAGAATTAGCACAACTAACTTTAACGGATTTATCAACACAAGCATCAGAAGACACAGTATTAACTATTAACACATCAGGTGTTATTGGTACAAGAGAAAATGCTGCTAGTTCAGGTAGTTCAGGTTCTTCAGGTAGTTCAGGTTCATCAGGTTCAAGTGGTTCATCTGGTACCTCAGGAGCAGATGGAACAAGTGGTACTTCAGGAACTTCAGGTTCAAGCGGTAGCTCAGGTTCAAGCGGTAGTTCAGGTTCTTCAGGTTCTTCAGGAACATCAGGAGCAGATGGTACTTCTGGTTCAAGTGGCTCATCTGGAACTTCGGGAGCAGATGGAACTTCAGGTTCAAGTGGTTCATCTGGTACATCAGGAGAAGATGGAACAAGTGGTTCTTCAGGTTCTTCAGGAACTTCAGGAGCAGATGGTACTTCAGGATCTTCAGGTTCTTCAGGTACTTCAGGAGCAGATGGAACAAGTGGTACTTCAGGAACTTCAGGTTCAAGCGGTAGTTCAGGTTCTTCAGGTTCTTCAGGTTCTTCAGGGACATCAGGAGCAGATGGTACTTCTGGTTCAAGTGGATCCTCAGGATCAAGTGGTACTTCAGGTTCAAGTGGTTCATCAGGTTCATCAGGATCAAGTGGAACAAGTGGTGTAATTAATATTACTAATTCAGGAGTTAGAAGAGTAATGACTGATATTGATGGTGATAGTGCTAGAGCTAATACAAATCTTACATTTAATGATGTTGGAAGCCCAGAGGGTGATGGATTATTAAATGTTGTTGGTGATGTAATTATCACACGTGATTTAACAGTACAAGGTACAGCATCTTTCCAAAATTCAGAAAATTTATTAATAAAAGATAGATTTATATTATTAGCTTCAGGTTCAAATTCAGCCGGAGATGGTGGTATTGTAATTCAACAAGTAGATCAAGACTATGGTGATGCCTTTGCTTATGATGGATTATCATCATTAAGATGGGGTGTAACAAGTTCATTCCATGCAAGTGGTTCATCATTTACCCCTGATGCCTTTATGGCAACAGTAGTTGTTGGGACAACCAATGACCCAGATGATGCACCAACAAGATATGATGCAAAAGGAAATATATTTGTCGCTAATAATCAAGATATTTATATTTACTCTTAAAAAGTAAAAAATTGTTATTAAAAAAATTAAAAAGTTTTATGGGGTTTAAATCTAACAAAGTTGAAATAAAAGGAGTACCTACTGATAAAGTGGGTACTTCTTTAACTCATAATGTTGAGTTAACAGAAAATGAAATTGAATTAATTTTACTTACTATTAAAAATAGTTTATTTAAAGGAGAATATGTAGAAACACTTTACAATCTAACTTTAAAGATGCAAGAAAAATATAAAAAAATTAAAAAAATATAGTTATGTCTTATAATTTAACAAATTTATCTTTAAGAGAATTACGTGCTCTTAGGAAATCTACTGATTTTATTCCTATTACAGGTATTGATGCTATTTTTATAGGTACTATACAAGTAAAGCTAAATCAAAAAATTGAAACTATTGAGCAACAATTAGAGGATAAAGAAATTATCCCTTCATCTCCTAGTTAATAGGGAAAATTTAAAACATATTTATAATGGATATTACGGCCCTTCGGGGAAGTGGGCACTTTGTGTAACCAACCTAATAATAAATTGATATGCCAAATTGGAAAAAAGTAATTACCAGTGGTAGTAACGCTGAGCTGAATGAAATAAAATTAACAGGTCTTTCAACCCAAGGATCTGAAGAAACAACCCTAGTAATAAATAGTGATGGTACAGTAGGTACCAGAGAAAATGCTGCATCTAGTGGTACATCAGGTTCTTCTGGGAGTTCAGGTACTTCTGGATCAAGTGGTTCATCAGGTACTAGTGGTTCATCTGGATCTTCAGGAACTTCAGGTTCTTCAGGTTCTTCAGGTTCTTCAGGAACTTCAGGAGTAGATGGTACTTCAGGTACTTCGGGGGCAGATGGTTCTTCTGGAACATCAGGAACTTCAGGTTCAAGTGGATCAAGTGGTACTTCAGGTACTTCAGGAGCAGATGGTACTTCAGGGACATCCGGTACATCTGGTAATTCAGGTAGTTCAGGATCTTCAGGAACTTCAGGAGCAGACGGTTCATCAGGTACATCAGGAACTTCAGGTTCATCTGGATCAAGTGGTACTTCAGGTTCAAGTGGTTCATCTGGTACATCGGGTAATTCAGGCTCATCAGGGTCTTCAGGAACATCTGGAACTTCAGGAGCAGATGGTTCATCGGGTACATCAGGAACTTCGGGTTCAAGTGGTTCATCAGGTACATCAGGTAATTCAGGTTCTTCAGGTTCATCAGGAACATCTGGGACTTCTGGAGCAGATGGCTCTTCAGGTTCTTCAGGGACATCAGGAGCAGATGGTTCATCAGGAACATCTGGAACTTCGGGTTCAAGTGGTTCATCAGGTACATCTGGAAATTCAGGAACATCAGGAACATCAGGAACATCAGGTACATCAGGATCCAGTGGATCAAGTGGTGTATCAGGTTCAAGTGGTTCATCTGGTTCTTCAGGTTCATCTGGTTCATCAGGTACATCTGGAGATTCAGGAACAAGTGGAACTTCAGGTTCTTCAGGAACTTCAGGTTCAAGTGGTTCATCAGGAACTTCGGGAGCAGATGGTTCATCAGGAACATCTGGAACTTCGGGTTCATCAGGCTCATCAGGAAATTCAGGAAGTTCAGGCTCAAGTGGTACATCTGGTACTTCAGGTTCAAGTGGTTCATCAGGTACATCAGGTAATTCAGGTTCAAGTGGATCCTCAGGAACAAGTGGTACTTCAGGTTCAAGTGGTTCATCAGGTACATCTGGTAACTCAGGAACAAGTGGAACTTCAGGTTCTTCAGGTACAAGTGGTTCATCTGGTACAAGCGGCTCTTCAGGTTCATCGGGTACATCAGGACAAGATGGTAACTTTGGTGGTGCTACATTTGACTATACTTTTAATGTTTCTACTACAATATCAAACCCAGGTTCGGGTAAAGTAAGATTAAATAATGCAACACAAACTTCTGCAACTATATCGGCGATTAGTGAAACTGATGATGATGGAAATTCTGTTCAATCATTTTTTGAAACAATAGATTCTTCAACCTCAGCTATAAAAGGTCATATGAGATTATCAGATAAAGATGATCCCTCTGATTTTATATTATTTGCTATTGATGAATTAGTTGATCAAGGATCTTGGTGGCAATTTACAATAATATTTGAAGCACAAGGGGGTAATGCTTTAACAAATAATGAAGATATTATAGCATCATTTGTAACAACAGGTGATAGAGGTGACGATGGTACTTCAGGTTCAAGTGGTTCATCTGGTACTAGTGGTTCATCTGGTACTAGTGGTTCATCAGGAACTTCAGGTTCAAGTGGTTCATCAGGAACAAGTGGTAATTCAGGAACAAGTGGAACTTCAGGGACTTCAGGAACTTCAGGTTCATCAGGTTCTTCTGGAACTAGTGGTTCATCTGGTTCTTCAGGAACATCTGGAAATTCAGGTACATCCGGAACTTCAGGAAATTCAGGCTCAAGTGGTTCTTCTGGAGTGTCAGGCTCAAGTGGATCTTCTGGAACAAGTGGTACATCAGGAACTTCAGGCTCAAGTGGATCAAGTGGTGTATCAGGTTCATCAGGTTCTTCAGGAACAAGTGGTAACTCAGGAACAAGTGGTACCTCAGGATCTTCAGGAACAAGTGGTTCATCTGGTTCTTCAGGAACATCTGGTAATTCAGGTTCAAGTGGTTCTTCGGGAACATCAGGAGCAGATGGAACAAGTGGTACTTCAGGTTCATCAGGCTCATCAGGAACTTCAGGAAGTTCAGGCTCAAGTGGTACATCCGGTAATTCAGGTACATCGGGTTCTTCTGGATCTTCAGGAACATCTGGTAATTCAGGTACTTCAGGAACAAGTGGTAATTCAGGTTCTAGTGGTTCTTCCGGAGTATCAGGCTCAAGTGGTTCTTCAGGGACATCAGGTAATTCGGGTTCAAGTGGTTCTTCGGGAACATCAGGAGCAGATGGAACAAGTGGTACTTCTGGAACAAGTGGTAATTCAGGCTCAAGTGGTTCTTCCGGAGTATCCGGCTCAAGTGGTTCTTCAGGGACATCAGGTACATCTGGTAACTCAGGTAGTTCAGGTTCATCAGGTATTAGTGGTTCTTCAGGTTCTTCAGGGACATCAGGTACATCTGGTAACTCAGGTAGTTCAGGATCTTCAGGAACTTCAGGTTCAAGTGGTTCATCAGGTACATCAGGTTCTTCTGGATCCTCAGGAACATCTGGTAATTCAGGTTCATCAGGTTCAAGTGGAACAAGTGGTGCTGCTACTATTGGAAATAATGGTGATAATAGAGTAATAACAGCTACTGGTATTGCTGGATCAGTAAATGCTGAAGCAAATTTATTATTTGATGGTAGTATATTAAATATTGATGGTTATATTGAGTACGAAGAACCAGCAAGTGCTAATGAAACTGTTGGAGAAATAGTAACCTTTGGTACCTTTAGTACTATTAATGGTAGTATTGCAGCAGGAGATCTTGTTGTTAGTTTTAGTGCATTATCTGCTCTTAATTGGAAATTAGCAGAAAGCGATACTGAAGATAATGCTAAAGGAATGTTAGGAATAGCTTTAGGTACTAGTGCTGGTAGTGGAGTTCTAATTAGAGGATTTGCTAAATTTTCTGCTTTTCCAAATTCATATGGTGTTCCTTTATATATTGGATCTACTGCTGGAGAGGTATCTACCTCTGCACCTACAGGTAATGGGGATATAGCTAGGGTAATAGGTTATAGTATTGAAAATGGAAAGATTTATTTACACCCAGATAACACTTGGGTTAAAAGAGCTTAAAAATCATTTTAAAATATGTCTACAACAACTATAAATGCAGGTAAACAAACAGCAGCTCAATCTGGTACTAAATCTAGTTGGTCGGCAGCTAGAGATGCTACTTCTTCTGCTATACATGTTAATTATACTACATTTCAATCAAATAATACTTCAGCTATTAGAGAATTATATAGTTCAGGTCCAAAAGGAGGTGCTTATCGATTAAATAGAGCATTTTTCTTTTTCGATACTTCAACCATAACTGATACTATTACTGCTATAGATTTAAAAATACAAGGAGCTACAAATGGAGGTTATAATACTAGAGTTGCAAAAAGTACAGCTTTTGGTACTAGTGGTGGAAGTGCATATGTTAATACAGACTTTAATAATTGGACTACCACAAATGGTCTTCTTCCTACTCCTTATAATGCTTCAAACCACGTTTGGTCCACATCAACAAATACTATCACGTTGAATGCAACAGCAATTTCTGATGCTAATAGTAATAACTATCTTAATTTAGTAGTTGTAGGTGGTAGTTTTGATTATACTAATACAGAAATGCTTTTACCCCAAGATTTACTAGGAGGTATTCAATTTGCTAGTACAACAGTATTCCCACAATTATTTATAACACACTCTGCTCCTTCATATGGCAATGACATAATTGGGATACCTAATAGTAAATATACAAAAGTAATTGATATATCTAAATCTGATATATCTGAAATAATAGGAGTGTAATATAATGTGGAGTAGATAAATAGTTTACGTATATTGGTTTTAAATAAAAAAGTTATAAATGAATATTATTTTCCAAATAGATGGTGGTCTAGGTAAAAGCATTATGGCAACTGCCATGATAAAAGTAATAAAAAAACAATATAAAAATTCTAATTTAATAGTAGTAACATCTTATACAGATGTATTTTTAAACAACCCCTATGTATTTGCGGTACATCAAATTGGCCAACTAAATGGTTTATATCTTAAATATATTAAAGATAAAGATTGTAAAGTTTTTGCTACTGAACCTTATAAAGATACAGACTTTATAACAGAGAAACCTATAAATTTACTTAAAACTTGGTGTAAAATTTTAGGGTTAAATTATAATAATGAACAACCTCAAATATATTTAACTCAACCTGAGATAGATTATTTTTCTCCTTATTATCTTAAAGATAAACCTATTTTAACAATCCACCCCCATGGTGGTCCAGAAGGACTTGGGTATCAATATACTTGGACAAGAGATATCCCAACACCCATTATAAAACAAATAATAGAATATTATAAAGAATCTCATTTAATAATTCACATTAAGAGGAAGGACCAAATAGTATATGAGAATACTCTTCAAGCTTTAGATGGGTATAGAAGCATAGCAATATTATTACAAATGTCTGATAAAAGATTACTTATAGATTCTTTTACACAACATATGGCTGCTGCTTTAAATTTAAAATCAACAGTATGTTGGGTTACAACTAAACCGGAAATATTTGGTTATAAAATACATAATAACATAATAGCTGAACCCTTTACTAAAGAACCAGATTATACTTCTAAAATTTATAATCCAACTTTTTTATCTGAAAATATACACTCAATTCCTTATAATGATTTGAATGAAGTATTTGATATAGATAAAATAACCTCCTCCTTAAATCAATAAAAATGTTAGATAAAAAACCAAAATTACATCTCCATAGTTGTTATATAGGAACAACAGGATTTAATAACCATACTAGAGATTTTTTTAGAGAAATATCTAAAACATATAAAATAAAAGTTAGAAATTTTACTGTTGGTAAACATTGGAAAGGTTTAGAAGACGAACCCTTTAATAAAGAAGAATATTTAACAACTTCTGATAAAATTTTTCTAGATCAACAAACATATTTTAATAATGAACATCAATTAAATGATTTTCCAATTTATCAAAATTACCCAAATGTTTTTACCCCTGATCTTAATATAATTTTAGCTGAAGTAAATCACCATTATTTTTACCAAGACTATAAAGGTCCAAAGATAGGATACACAGTATGGGAAACAACTCGATACCCTGATTATTTCTTTGATAAATTAAAAGAATATGAACAATTATGGGTACCTTCAGAATGGCAAAAACAATGCAATATAGAGCAAGGAATGCCTGAGGATAAAATAAAAGTAATACCAGAGGCTGTTGATTCCAACATCTTCCACCCAAACCCAGATGTAACTTTACCTGAATATGATGATGGTAGGTTTAAATTTGTCCATTTTGGTAGATGGGATTATAGAAAATCTACTAAAGAAATAATAGAAGCGTTTTTAGAAGAATTTGGAGAAGATGAACCTATAGATTTAGTTTTATCTATAGACAATAGATTTGCAAAGGATAAATTAGAGACTACTGAAAATAGATTAAAACATTATAAACTTTTAGATCCTAGATTAAAAATTAAACATTTTCCTTCTAGAGAAGACTATGTAAAATATTTACAAAAGGGTCATGTATTTCTATCCTGTGCTCGTGCTGAAGGGTGGAATTTACCTTTAATAGAAGCAATGGCATGTGGTACACCTTCTATTTATTCTAACTGTAGTGCCCAATTACAATTTGCAGAAGGTAAAGGATTACCTGTTAAAATAACAGGTAAAAAACCCGCTATAATGGGTGAATATAGTACATTCTCTCAATCTGATATGACAGGTGAATTTTATACTCCTGATTATGAAGACTTAAAAAAAGTAATGAGGGATGCTTATAAAAATTATGATAGACATAAAAAACAAGCATTAAAAGAATCTAAAGAAATAAGAGATAAATTTACTTGGGAAAGAGCTGCAAAACTAGCAAGTATAGAAATTGATAGATTATATAATAATCTTCCTGAAAATAAAGTAGAAATAAGTTTTGGTGAAGGACCTAAAGTTCAAACTTATGGTACTAAAAATAAAAAATATTTTGTAGAGTTTATTGATTCACGAAATGATAAAGTTATCCATTCTTCTACTATTACAAATAATATGTGGACTACGTGTAGTAAACAATATTATATTCCCTGGATTATTAAAATTAATGGAGAAATAGTACATAAATTAAATTTAAAAAATAAAGTTGTTAAAATATCATTAGATTCAAAATCAGTAGGTGATACTTTAGCATGGGTACCCCAAATTTTAGAATTTCAAAATAAACATAAATGTGAAATAATAGCTTCAACTTTTCACAATGAGTGGTTTGAAAACTTGGAAGCATATAAAAATATTAAGTTTGTACAACCCAATTCCAATGTTGAGGCTTATGCTCATTATACAATAGGATGGTTTAAAAATAATAAAAAATGGGATGAAGGTTTTAAAAACCCAAATTCCCCTAATACTATCCCTTTAATTCAGACTATTACAGATATATTAGGTTTACCATATAAAGAAATTAATAAAGGTGTCAATTTCACCCCAGGTAAAAGACCTATAAAAGGAAAATATATTTGTATAGGACCTAAATCAACAGCAGGTTTAAAAGAATGGCCTTATCAAAATTGGAGAGAACTAGCAAAAAAATTGCATAAAAAAGGATATAAAATAGTTAATTTATCTTATGAAGGATTTAAAGGAACTAATATAATTAATAAACAAAAATTAAATTGGGATAAAACATTTAATTACCTCCATCACGCAGATTTATTTATAGGATTAGGATCAGGTTTATCTTGGGTTAATTGGGCTTTAAATAAAGAAACAGTAATGATTAATAATTTTATCCCCTATGGTTATGAATTTACTAGTTACTTAACTAAAATCGAAAATAATTCTGTATGTAATAATTGTTGGGTAAGTAAAGATTATACTTTTGATGCTGGTGATTGGGATTGGTGCCCTAAAAATAAAGGAACTAAAGACCAACATATTTGTCAGAAATCAATAACAGTAGACCAAGTATATAATAAAGTTATAAATATTTTAAATGGTTAAAAAAAATAAATTTACATGGATAACTGGAGGGGATAAAAGTTATTTATTAATGATAGAAATATTAGCTAAAAGTTTGTTAAAATATTCTAAATACAATCTTATAGTGTATAGTTTTAATTGTGATTCTACAATCGATTTACCTAATGTAACTAATAAAAGAATTGATTATATACCTAAACCTACGTCAAATTTTACACATGAACCCGATTTATTTAATAAAGATTATTCTATTTACTTTGCTAAATATTTAGCAAGTTTAGATTCACTAAATGAAAATTTTAATAGTTTTGCTTGGATAGATGGTGATGCCTTTGCAACTAAAAATATAGATTCTTCATTACAGTATTTACCATCTTTAAAAGATTATCCATTATTTATGAAATATTTTAACCCTGATATATACCAATGGAGACAACATGGAGGTATAAAATTAGATGGTAGATATGGTAATGAATTAGCTTCTATAAAAAATATAAAAAGAAATCCTAACAACAAATTAATAGCAACTGGGTTTTATTTTTACGATAAAAAAAGTAAACCCTTTTTTGAAAAATGTCTAGAATGGAATAAAGAATTAAATCAATATTCAATTAAAATCTATATTGATGATAATGCCTTTTCAGAAGAAAGAGTAGCTAATAATATATTATGGGAAGAAGATAAAAAAGAAAATTTACCTATTACCTGGAATAATTATTACAGTTCAAAAGAAGAAACAATAGTAAATCCTTATTATTTAAAACAAGGATTTGATGTAATGTATGATACATTAACCCTTCAACCTTACTTTATTCATGGTCCCGATCCTTCAGTAAAGCCTAAAAATGCTGAAACTTTAAAATTAGCCTTTAATGATTACCAAACTACTAAATTAATGGTTGTTGCTCACCCTGATGATGAATTAATATTTGGAGGAGCAGAATTAATAAAATATGGCCCAGAATATAAAGTTGTTTGTCTTACTAATAAATTAAATAAAATACGAAGTAAAGAATTTGAAACAGTAATGAAAAAATTAAATGTAGGTTCTTGGGAAATGTTTGATTATGAAGATACACTATACCCTACCCAACAATTTAATTTAAAAGATATTTTAAAAAGTAGAGAATGGGAAAAAATAGTTACTCATAATCCTATAGGTGAATATGGTCACCCACAACATAAACTAGTATTTGATATTATACTTAATATTACTAATGATTTTTACGTATTTGGTAAATCCCAACAAAAACTAGACCAAAATACTTTGGATACCAAAAATAATTTACTTACATTATATACGTCGGAAACACCTATTATAAATCAATTATTAAATAATAATGGGGATTGGTTTAAAAGCAATGATCCTTTTACTAACTATATAGAATATGAGTGTATCGAAAAATACGATGTTAGTAAAAATAAAGATAACTATATAAAATGTTATGAAAAATAATTTAATAATAATTCTTTCCCATTGTGATTCAAAGGAAAAAATAGAAATATTAACAGATAATATTAAAAAATTAAAGACTCAAAATTTTGATATTTTATTATTATCACACACACCTATACCTTCTCATATTCAACAAATGATAGAGTATTTTATTTATGATAAAAGTAACCCTATAATTAATTGGCCATATAGGGGGATGGTTTTTTGGAAAAAAATATTAGATGATACTAACTATCGCTTACAAACTATATACCCAGATTATGGTTGGACTGCTTTTAATCAAATTTTATTAGGTGGTAATTTAGGTTTATCTTTAGACTATAGTCATTTTAGTTTTATAAATTATGATATCCAAATTACAGATTTAATAATTACTGCTTTAAATAATCCTACTTCTTTTTTAACATCTAAGGTACAGCCTTGTAGTGAATCAAACCCTAGATACCCAAGCTTTATGCTTAATATTTTAAATAGGAAAAATTTAAAAGCTTTATTACCTCTAATTAATAAAGAACATTATATGTGTGACACCCTCCCATGGAAAGAACCTAGCAGGTTTAAATCAGCTGAAGATTACTGGGGCCATTTAATAACTAATTTTTTATACACTATCCATCCAGAACCTATAGTTGATTTAATTGTATTTGATAACCCTGAATCTATGTTTAATTATAGTGGCACAAATAAATTTAAGCTTTTTTTCCAAAACAATCATACTCATAATACTATTCAAAATGATGGGGTATCTAAAATTTTACTTTTTGATATTCAAATTTCTAATTTAAAATTAATAGTTAATAATGAATATACAGATATAATAAAAGGTAAAAATGAATTAATAACTTTACCTAAAATTAAAACTATAGGTTTTATATTAGATGGTGAGTATACTGACTTAACAAATAAATATAAAGAATCAATTTACCAAACAATAGAATACACTGAATAAAAATTAATTAATATTTATAAATAACAATAATGAGTAAAAAAATCAAACTATCAGAAGAAGAATTAACAATTCTTAGAGAATACCAAAAAAACCAAAATGCAATTACTTTTGACTTAGGACAAGTTGATATCCAAAAAGCATTTTTAGAAGGTCAAAGAGCTTCAATTTTGGATGGTTTAGCAGATTTACAAGAAAAATCAAATAAAACAGCTAAAGAACTCCAAAAAAAGTATGGAGAAGGAAATATAGATTTAGAAACAGGGGAATTTATTACCCCAGAATAGGTTTTTGAGTCCTTCTTTAATATTTATAATAAAACAATTATTAAAATAATAAAAATAAGATGGCAGAAACATTAATATCTCCAGGAGTATTAGCAAGAGAAAACGATCAATCACTTGTTACGGCTCAACCATTAGTAAGAGGTGCGGCTATAATAGGCCCAACCGTAAAGGGTCCAGTTGAAAAACCAACCTATGTTAGTTCATTTAGTTCATTTAATGCTCTTTTTGGAGGAGCATTAGAAAGTGGATCTACAGATTATACTTATTTAACTTCAATAGCAGCAGATAACTATTTTTCAAGTGGAGGTAGTTCTTTATTAGTAACAAGAGTAACAAGCGGTTCTTTTTCACCTGCTCTATCAACCAATATTGAAAACAATGTTGAAACAGGAGATGGTGGGTTAGTAGGAGGTTTAACTCCTTGGACTGGTGGTACAAATACTGGTGATACAGCAGCTACATTCTCTAACGTTGCTTTAACTAGTACACCTGGTTCAGGTGCAAAAGCAACAGTAACAACAGTAGTAAGTGGATTATTAGTAGTTTCAACAACAGCAGTACCAACAGGTACTGGAGTTGCAGCTGGTGCATATGCAGCTAGTGTATCTTCAGATCCTATTACAATAACTGCAGGTATGGTTGATACAGCTGGTGCTTCAGGTGGTACCGCTGTAATTACTACAGATGCAGCAGGTGGAGTAGTAGTAGGTGTTACTTTAGCAGTAGCTTCAAGTACAGGATATGCTGCTGATTCAATCATTACAATACCAGAAGCAACATTACAAGCAGATGCACAATTAGGTTCTGGAGGAACAGGTGGAGATATAGTTATCCAATTAGCAGGAACTAATGTAGGTTCAGCAATTTCAACAGTTTCAGTTACAACAGAAGGATCAGGATATGTAGCAGGTAATGCAGTTACAATAGCTGCGGGATTATTAGGTGCGGGATCTACAGAAGCTTCTCACACATTATTAGCCTCAGAAATAGAAAATGCAAATACTTTTATATTAGAAACACTTTCTGAAGGAATAATTATGAATAACACAACTCCAGTAGGAGCAGATTCAGCAGGAACAGAATTATCAGGTGGTGCATTATCAAGTGGATCAGCAGATAATATTAGATGGGAAATTGCAAGTGTAAATACTGCTTCAGGTGTGTTTTCACTACTTATTAGACGTGGTAATGATAATAATAATTCAAAAGTAATATTAGAATCATTTAATAACATTTCATTAGATCCATTTTCTCCAAATTATATTTCAAGAGCAATTGGTGATATTACTTCTAATGTAGTAGTAGCAGCAGATGGTTCTGGAACATATTTACAAGAATCAGGTTCTTATCCAAATGTTTCTAATTACGTAAGAGTAAAAGAAGTAAAATTTAATACTCCTAAATATTTCCAAAATAATGGAATAGCAAAAAATGAATTTACATCATCTTTACCACAAATAGGTTCAGGTTCTTTTGATCAAGCAGTAGGTTCAAATCTTAATTCCATATCATTTAATCGTTTCTACGATAAAATTGATGGAACAAATACACAAGGTTTAATTGGAACAGATTATACAAATGCTATTAATTTATTAGCTAATCAAGATGATTATCAATATAATGTAATCTCGGCACCAGGTTTATATTTTTCAAATTATGCTACTCAGTGTAATTTGATTAAAAACAATACTATTGCAAGAGGTGATGCTATTTATATAATGGATTTAGTTCCTTATAATACAGCAATTAACACTGTATTACAAAATGCATCATCACTAGATTCTAGTTATGCAGCGGCATATTGGCCTTGGTTACAAACTGTTGATCCAAGTACTGGATTATTAGTTTATGTTCCAGCTTCAACAATGATTCCAGGAGTATATGCCTTTACAGATGCTTCAAGTGATCCATGGTTTGCACCAGCAGGTATTACAAGAGGTGGAATGGGTTCAGTAGTAAGAGCTGAAAGAAAATTAACATCAGCAAACAGAGATACTTTATATGAAGGTAATGTTAACCCAATTGCTACATTCCCACAACAAGGAGTTGTAGTATTCGGACAGAAAACATTACAAAAAGCAGCAACTGCTTTAGATAGAGTAAATGTACGTAGATTGTTAATAACACTTAAAGATTATATTTCTCAAATTGCTGATAACTTAGTATTTGAAGCAAATACAATTGCTACAAGAAATAACTTCTTAACACAAGTAAATCCATATTTAGAAAGTGTTCAACAAAGACAAGGTTTGTATGCATTTAAAGTAGTAATGGATGAAACAAATAATACACCGGATGTAATAGATAGAAATGAGTTAATCGGTCAGATTTTCTTACAACCAACTAAAACAGCTGAATTTATTATACTTGATTTCAATGTATTACCAACTGGAGCAACATTCCCAGCATAAAAAAAAGAAAACCGAATATTTATAATAAAATAAACATATAAAATGGCAGTATTAAACCCAAACGAAATATTTTTCACAGCTTTCGAGCCAAAACAAAAGAACAGATTTATAGCTTTTGTAGATGGATTCCCAGCATACATCATGAAAGGTGTAGGAGCCGTAACTGTATCTCAAGGAACAGTACCTTTAAATCATATTAACGTTCAACGTTTTGTAAAAGGTAAAACAACTTGGGGGACAATTCAATTTACATTATTTGACCCAATTACTCCATCTGGTGCACAATCAGTAATGGAATGGGTTAGATTACATCATGAATCAGTAACTGGTAGAGATGGTTATAGTGATTTTTATAAGAAAGATCTTACAATCAATGTACTAGGACCTGTAGGTGATATCGTTTCAGAATGGATTATCAAAGGAGCAATGATTACAGAAGCTTCATTTGGAGATTATAACTGGGATACTGAAAATGCTGCTCAAGAAATTACAATGACAGTTCAACCAGATTACTGTGTATTAAATTTCTAAAAATTTTACTCACCCCTAATTTTTCAAAAAACGCTTGGCTTCGGTCAAGCTTTTTTGTATATTACATATGTATAACTGATAAAAACGTTTTAACCAAATAAAGATTATGGCTGAATTTAAATTCCCAACAGAAGAAATAGAACTACCCTCAAAAGGATTATTATATCCTAAAGATAATCCCTTATCTAGTGG